TACCGCGTTTCGTAATAGCAACGCCCTCGGCGGGGCAACCCGCCGGGGGCACCACCTAAAGGGGTATTGATATGCCTAATACACAGGCGATTGGTGTTGCTTTTGCGGATCAGGCGATTATCAACGGTTCGCTTGACTCGGCCACGCTCGTTAATTCCAACGTGCGTAGCGGATTCAGCGCAACGCAGCAGGGCGCAACGATTACGACAACGGGCAACAGCGACGTGTTCGTTATTGCTCCGGTGTCGGGCGTTTTGTCGGCTGCGTGGTTCTCAGGCGTTGATGCGTTGGCTGCAAGCGATACTAACTACATCACGTTTACTGTTACCAATCTTGGTACGTCTGGGTCGGGCACCGCAGCAATGTTGGCGGCGACCGATGCTAACACCACCAAGTCAACGGGTGGCACCGCTTTGACTGCTAATGCCCGACGCGTTTTGTCGCTGAACGGCACGGCAGCCAACTTGGTGGTGGCAGCCGGTGATCGTCTCCGTATCCGCGCTGCGGCAACGGGCACGCTTGCCAACACTGTCACGTTCCCGGTCTACATGCTCAACTTTACCGTCTCGTAATATGTCCAATATCTACCTTCGCCACCCCAAACATGGGGAAAAAATTGCTATCTCGTGGATGGAAGCGAGGGAAGATATGGAACAAGGATGGGAGGAGTTTGATCCTTCCAACCCTGATGAGTCTGAACCCTCGGCGTCGTCAGATGTGGCGGCGTCGGGGGATTCTCAGCATAATGCGTTGAGAACGCGTCGCCGCCGTAAGGAGTAAATCATGGCTACAACTGCTGCCGATCAAATCAACGGCGCGTTGCGGCTGATCGGGCAGTTGGCCGAGGGCGAAGTCCCTTCTGCGGCCACGTCGCAGGATGCCCTCACCGCTTTGAACCAGATGCTCGACTCGTGGAGTACCGAGCGTTTGGCTGTCTACTCAACCCAAGATCAGGTCTACAACTGGCAGCCCAACGTTCGAACGATCACGATGGGACCGACCGGCACGTTTGTCGCCGAGCGTCCTATCCTAATGGACGACGCTACCTATTTCCGTGACGCCTCGACCAACGTGTCGTACGGCATCAAACTGATCAATAACCAGCAGTACAACAGTATTGCTGTTAAGACGGTAACGTCCACGTATCCGCAGTTGATGTGGGTCAACATGACCTACCCCAACGTGGAGATTTATATCTATCCGGTGCCGACCAAGGTGCTGGAGTTCCATTTTGTGTCTGTGCGCCCGCTAACTCAACCTGCTGCGCTGGACACCGACTTGGCGTTTCCGCCGGGATACCTGCGGGCTTTCCGATTTAACTTGGCTTGTGAACTTGCAGCAGAGTTTGGTGTCGAACCCTCTCCGCAGGTGCAGCGCATTGCTATGACTAGCAAGCGCGACTTGAAGCGCATCAATAACCCGGATGACCTGATGGCAATGCCAGCGGCACTGCTCGTCAACCGCCCGCGCTTTAATATCTTTACGGGCAACTTCTAATGAAGACGCCGATCCTCGGGTCGTCGTATGTAATCCGGTCGGTTAATGCAGCCGACAACCGGATGGTAAACCTTTACCCAGAGGTAATTCCCGAAGGCGGCAAGGAACCCGCCTACCTGCAACGCTGCCCCGGCATGACATTAAAGGTCACGTTGGGAGAAGGGCCAATTCGCGGCCTATATTCGTTGGGTAATTATCTCTACGTTGTTTCAGGTAACGAGTTCTATCGTTTAGACAGCACGTTTACGTTAGAGAACTTCCTGCAACTACAAGACAATTTTTTTATACTGTTAGAAGACGGCAGCAAGATTTTGCTTGAAGCAGGCAGTGTTACGTCGATTGGGTCTATTAGTGGCTCTGGTCCAGTATCTATGGCCGATAACGGCACGCAAATTTTTATTGCCGCTAATCCTGACGGGTATATCTACAACACTGATACCGACATATTAGCGCAAATCACTGACCCGGATTTCCCCGGCGCAGTGACCGTGGGCTATCTTGACGGTTACTTTGTATTTAACGAACCGAACTCGCAACGCGTCTGGGTCACGAGCCTATTGGACGGCTTGTCGATTGACCCCTTGGATTTTGCAAGCGCTGAGGGTTCACCAGACGGGCTAGTATCCCTAATCGTTGACCATCGAGAGGCGTGGTTATTCGGCACGAACTCCGTGGAGGTCTGGTATAACTCCGGCGACGCCGATTTTCCGCTCACCCGTATCCAAGGCGCTTATAACGAGATCGGCTGTATTGCGCCGTACTCGGTAGCCAAGATGGATAACTCCGTTTTTTGGCTTGGCGCAGACGCTCGGGGTCAGGGCATTGTGTATCGAGCCAATGGCTACCAAGGCGTGCGCGTATCAACCCATGCTGTTGAGTTTGCTATTCAGGGTTATGGCAACCTTGCCGATGCAGTTGGCTATACGTACCAGCAGGACGGTCACACCTTCTACGTGCTGAACTTTACGGATGCTGATACGACGTGGGTGTTTGACGCGGCTACGGGCGCCTGGCACGAACGGGCTGGTTTCCGTAACGGCGACTTTAAGCGCCACCGTGGCAACTGCCACGTACGGTTTAACGGCGTGCCGATTATTGGCGACTACGAAGATGGGCGCTTGTACCAGTTTGATTTAAGCGTGTACTCCGACGCTGGGGCTGTGCAGAAGTGGCTGCGCTCTTGGCGTGCGTTGCCGACGGGCGGGAACAACTTGACTCGCACCGCGCATCACGCACTTCAGATTGATTGCGAAAGCGGCGTTGGTTTGAACGGTTACGGGTTCCAAGACGAACTGCTCATGGGCACTGAGTCGCTTGAGATAATGCAAACCGAAAGTGGGCAGAATATCCTGCTCGACTTTATACCTGTAGTCGGCGCTAACCCACAGTTGATGCTGCGTTGGTCAGACGACGGCGGCCACACTTGGAACGGCGAGCGCACCGCGTCGATGGGCAAGATTGGCGATTACGGCACTCGTGTTATCTTCCGCCGCCTTGGCATGACCACCAAACTGCGTGACCGCGTGTACGAGATTAGTGGCACCGATCCTGTCAAAGTCGCCATTATGGGCGCCGAACTGCAACTAAGCGGTACAGCATCGTGACGCAAAACATCACGCAAATTCCTGCCCCGCGTGTGCCGTTTATTGACGAGCGCACCGGCCAGATTTCGCGTGAGTGGTTCCGGTTCTTAAACAACCAGTACCAATTGACGGGTGGCGGCACTACGCAGACCTCTATTGCTGACCTTGAGTTGTCGCCTTCGTTGGCGGCTAACGTCGAGGACGAGATGGCGGTTGTAAAGGGCCAGATAGACGATCTGCAAAAAGGTACGGCTCGATACGAACCAAACCCGGTCAACTACGGCGCGTTCTATTCAACAACGACTCAGACGGCAGCAGCGGCTAATACGCCGTATGCGATGACGTTTAATAACACGTCAAACAACTACGGCGTGTACATAGACCCCGCTGCGTCTTCGCACATTAAAGTCACTCGGCCCACTGTCTACAACATGCAGTTCTCATTGCAGTTGGACAAGACATCTGGCGGTACTGGATTGTTCTGGGTGTGGATCAGGGTTAATGGCGTTGATGTACCCAACACTGCATCGCAAGTTCGCATCCAAGGCAATAACGCTGAAATCTTTGTGGCTGCAAACATATTTGTGCCTATGTCAAACGGAGACTATCTCCAGTTGATGTGGGCAGCCGACACCACATCTGTTCAACTTTTGGCGGAAGCCGCTACCGCAGTTCATCCCGGTATTCCGTCAGTCATCCTTACTATGACGCAGGTATATATATGACCGTTTATCTTTCAGCCTTTGCAGGAGCCGGGGCGCAGTTCTTTACCGATGACGGCTCTGTGCTGTCGGGCGGAAAGATCTATACCTACGCCGCTGGCACCACAAACCCGCAAGCAACTTACACCGCTTCGGATGGCGGCACGACTAATTCCAACCCTATTATCCTTGACTCTGGCGGTCGGCTGCCCGAGGACATGTGGCTGACGCAGGGCTTGACCTACCGCTTTGTGTTGGCCGATTCGGGCGATGTTCAGATTGGCGAGTACGACAACGTACCCGGCATCAACGACATCTCGGCTGGCAGCGTGGCATGGTCAAGCATCACGGGCACGCCAACAACGCTGGCTGGGTACGGCATTACAAATGGCATTACGGCAGCAACCGCTGCGGCGACCTATGCGCCGATTGCCTCGCCCACGTTCACCGGCACGCCGCTGATTCCTGACAACGATACGGTCAGCGCCAACTATGCGGTCGGCTATCGAGAAGCCCCGCAAGTGTCTAAGACGGACAACTACACGTTGGTGTTAGCGGATCGTGGCAAGTCCATCCTGATGAATGGTACGTCCAAGACGCTCACCATCCCGGCTAACGCCTCGGTCGCGTTTCCGGTTGGTACGGTCATTATTGTGGTTAACGTCAACTCGTCGGCGCTGTCCATTTCTATTACGACCGACACACTGACTTTGGCGAACAGCACCACGACCGGCACGCGCACCTTGGCGCAGAACGGCTTGGCTACCTGCGTCAAGATTGCTAGCACGTCTTGGCTGATTAGCGGAGCGGGATTGTCCTAATGGGTGGGGCTACCTTAGCAGCGGCGATTGCAGGCACGACGGGGGGAGCCGGTGCCGGTGTATTCGACTTTTCGTCGGGGTCGGGTAGCGTCACTATTCCTGCCAGCGCTACGGGCGTCACCATTGAGGTATGGGGCGCAGGTGGTGGCGGCGGTTATGGCACTGTCACCCAGATATTCGGTGAGTTTTTGTACGAACCGCAAGAGAACCCCGGTGGCGGTGGCGGCGGCGGTGCCTACGCTAAACGAGTCATTGTGTTAACCGCGCCAGATGCCCTTAAAACTATTCTGTACACTGTCGGTGCTGCCGGTAGAGGCGGCACTGTAGGCGACGCTGTGGGTGGTGCTGGCACTCAATCTGTTGTCTACGCCGGAACCTACGCCCTAGACGAAATGATCTCTACGGGCGGCTTTGGCGGCTACGGCGGTATTGGCATATTTGGCAGCCAGCAAGGCGCTGGAGGCACGCAGACGGGCGGTACGGTGCCGCCGTCAGTGAATGGCAACGGAGGGGCTGCCTTTACCCAAACCGGCGCTGCGGGCATTACAGGCGATAATAGCCTCACTGCTGGCGCTGGCGGCGACGGTGGCGACCCGGTAGAGGGCGGCGATCCGGGCAAGGCTGGCGTCAATGGCCGTGTCCGACTCAAATTTACCTTTTAGGTGACACATGGCAGTTAACGTAAAAGTCCTAATCCCGGCCAAGATTGCCGAGAACACGCAGGTAACCCAATACACGGCTACGAACGTATCGGCCATCATCGACAAGTTTACGGCCACAAATTACAGCGCATCTGCGGCTACCTTGTCGGTCAACCTCGTGACGCAGTTTGACTCGTCGGGCAACCAGAACTTGATCATTAAGGCCAAGACGCTGCTGCCCTCGGAGACGTATACGTTCCCTGAGTTGGTCGGCCATGTGCTGCAACCGGGTGGGTTCATCTCCACGATTGCCGGCACTGCCTCGGCCATCAACATCCGATCCTCTGGTCGGGAAGTGTCGTGACCGAAGCCGAATACTGGCTGAGGGAGAACTTTGCTGCGCTGGAGTTGCCGCCAGATGCGGTGGCTTGGCTGATTGACTTGTGGCACGTCACGCAGGTGTTTGACGACGTAGCCGATGGCGACCCGGTAGACCGTAAGTCGCTAGACGATACCGTGTGGCGCACCCTTGTGGGTATGCCTGCAAACAGTTTTTTTATGGCTCATGCGGGGCAGTTATTGCCTGCGCTGGGCACGGCGATTCTGAAGTGGAAGGCTTCGGATGACGCCGAGCGCAGTGGCTTGGCCGACGAACGGTCGTTCGTTTGGCGTGCTGCTTACTATGACTTGGTTCTTTTAGTGGTGCTGTTGTGCCAGGGCCGAGAGTCTGCTATGGAAAAAGCAGGTGCGGTAATGGCACTATACGGCGAAAGTTTTGCGACATATCGCGGGGAATTCCCTCATGGCTAATCCAGTCCAAATTGTCGGCACTGTTGCTGGCGCAGTTCTTTCAAAGCGTTCCGCTGACAAGCAAGAAAAAGCAATTCGCGCCCAATCTGACCGAGACATTGCCCTCCGTAAGCAAATGTACGAAGAGGATATTGCTCGGCAGCAGCCGTATTTTGGGGCTGGAGAGTTGGGAATAAACCAACTGTCTCAGTTGTACGGTCCAGGCGGCATGTATACCAAAACGCCCACTATGGAAGATTTACTAATTGACCCCGGATATTCGTTTCGCTTATCAGAAGGCGAAAAAGCGATGGCTCGTATGCAGTCCGCTCGCGGTCAATTACTAGGCGGTGGGGCAATTAAAGCAGGGCAACGATACGGACAAGGATTAGCCTCGCAAGAGTTTCAAAATGCTTTTGACAGATTGATGAATCAACGCGCTACCGTAAGTAATGCGCTGTTGAATTTGGGTCAATTTGGGCAAAACGCGGTCAATATGGCTGGAGCCGCTGGGCGGGGGTATTCGTCTGGAGCGGCGCAAGCATTTAGCAATATTGGACAAGCGCAGGCCAACAGAGCAGGCCAAGTTGGAGATATTTACCAAAATGTTTTGAGCGATGTTCTGAAGGGGTACGGGCAAATGAAGGGTCCATCTACATCTCCCTCTCGCGCTAGTTCGTACGGTGGCTCGTCGGTTCCATACCGAAGCGCTCAATATGGATATTACGAAGGCCCGTAAGGAGACGCATAACCATGGCTAATGAATTAATGTCAAGACGGCCTTATGTTGATGCGTATTCTGCTATTCAAGAAGGCCGCGCAAGAACAATGGCAGAACGTCAGGCCGAAGAGGCCTTGCGTTTTAATCAAGCGCGTCAAATGGCGGCGGCCAATTCTTTGCGTGCCGGGCGGGTTGATCCGGTGGCGTATAGCAACGAGTTAGCCCGCATGGGCTTTGCTCACATGGTTCCCGGCGAACAAAAGCCTTTATATGAACTTGAAGAACAAGTTGGCAAGAGCCAAGAAGCGCTAGGAAAGGGCGCACAAGCGCAAGCCAAAGTTCTTTCAGACAGATTTCAGTATTTTCGGGATTTGGCTCCGGCAAACCCGTCGCTTGCTCCGGGGTGGGTCAATGCAGTTTATACAGACCCAATAGTTGGTCCAGAGTTAGCAAAATTTGGAACACCGGAAGAAGTAATAGCAGCGATCCCTTCCGATGCAACTGAATACAATAAATGGCTGGAAGGCGTTTCTATGGTTGCAGGCGATTACGCCAAGCGCCGCGTGCCGACTGCCGAAGCCATGTTGCCGTATACGCAACCTAAATCTCCAGAAGTGTTTGCTCAAGATGTTGCACAAGCAAGCGCGGGTGCATCAAAAATTAGCATTGCGCCTGCCGCCAAAAAGTTTGGTGAAACGTTTGGTGAAAGGGCGGCACAACAGTTTGATAATCTTTACACGCAGGCTCAAGGCGCAGAACAAAGCATTAACTTGTCTCGCCGCTTAAAACCACTGCTTCAAAACCCAGATTTTATTTCTGGAACTCTTGGAAATGTTCGTCTTGAACTTGCTAAAGCGCTTGACTTGCCGGGGGCAGAAGAAACGCAATCTTACTTTGCCGGTATTGGCGGCCAAGTGGCTCAAATTATTAAGAACTTTGGTGCTGGCACTGGTTTGTCTAACAAAGATCTTGAATTTGCCGAAAAAATGGCTGGCGGCAACATCAATTTAACGACTGACGCAATTAAGAGAATTGTTCGCTTGAACGATGAAGCGTCAAAGTATGTGCTTAAAAAGTACAATACTCGTCGTTCAGAATTGTCCAGAAAAAACGCAGAGATTGCGGATTACTACCCGGAGGTTCGCGTTGCTGTTCGAGAGGGAACTATAACGTCTGGCCCTGATAAAGGACGCAGAGTTGTTGAATACAGCGACGGAACCTCTGAATATGCCGATTGATCCAAATAAAGTTCAATGGGATGACGAAGCCCCATCTGTAACTGTAACTAAAATTGGCAGCAAGCCCGTTAAGCCAAGCGGTATTGATGCTAGTAAAGTTGCTTGGGATGACGAGCAACCTGTTCAGGCTGCCCCGTACCAGCGAACTTTGTTGCAAGCAACTGGTGAGGCAGCAATCAACCTTCCTAGTTCGTTTATTAAACTAGCGAAAGATACGGTTGAGGGTTTTAAGTCTCTTCCATCTAAAGCGCCTGCTGCTGGCGTTCGGTTTTTGTCCGCTAAGTATGGCGATCCCGCTTCAATGCGGGCAATTACTGACGCTGCTAAGTCGGTAGGCGGTTATTTCGCGGATACCTATGGCGATTACGAAGCCGCAAAAAACAAATTTGCTACTGACCCGGCTGGGTTTTTAGCCGACATATCAACCATTTTTGGTCTTGGTGCCGCTGCCGCACCGGGCAAAAGCGCCAAGATATTAGAACGCGCCGCCAACTTAACCGACCCAACTCGTCCGGTTGCTTTTGCAGCCGAGCAGGCAATTAAGACTACCGGCAAGGTTACTGGCAAAGCGATAGATGTTGCCCAAGGCAAGCGAGTTGACGTAAAGGCCAGCAGAATTGCTAGGGCAGCCGCAGGTGAGGCACTTCCAGAAGTGCAAGCGGCCTTGCGTGGGACGCCCTCATCTGGCTCTGCATTGGCTGCACAAGATCAGTTAGCCATGCCGAGACGCGAACCAACTGCTTCTGAGGCAACAGCAGATGTAATGGCGCCTGAATTTCAGGCGTTGGCCGCAAGAGTCCAGCAGCGCCCCGGCGAACCACGTTTCTATGGGTTGGCTGAAGAAAGCGCGCAACAAGAGCGTGCGGCTATGCTGGCGGCAGTGACGCCAGAATTGGATGCTTCAATTAAAAATCGTGAGTTAGCAACTCAACCTTTTTATCAACGCGCATTTAAGACTGTAATTCCGCTTGATAAAGAACTAAGCGGCCTGCTTGATCGGATGCCAAGAAGCGTTCTTGCAGACGCATCTGAAATTGCTCGCGTTGAGGGTCGTCCTTTTTCTGTGGGAAACACCATCAGCGGAGAGTCACTGCATTTTATTAAGCGTGCGCTATCTGACGAGGTGTATGCGCCGCCCTCTAAGAGCAAGATTGGGCAAGATCAGCAGCGTGCTGCTGGGCGATTGTTGCGCGATTACGTAGCCGCCATTGAAGCGCCAAACCGAATTCCTGTTTATGGGCAGGCTCGCAAAACATTTGCGGAAATGTCTGCGCCGGTTAATCAAGCGCAGATTTTGACGGAAATGCGTTCCGTGCTGTCCAAGCCAGAGGGTGGGGAAAGAGCAACTGCGTTTATGAATGTCCTCGGAAGAGGCGAGCAGGCTTTGCTTAAGCGCACTACAGGTGCCCCTCGATATGAAGCCGGTGATTTAGCGAACTTGCTTTCTCCGCAGCAATATCGAACCGTTACGGAAATTAGTAACGAACTCGCTAAGGCCGCAAAAATTAAAGATCAAGCCAAACGCGGTCGCACTGCCCTTGATGCAATTTTGCAAGAGAACCAGTTGCAATACGCGCTGCCTGATTTTCTTGATGCTAAGATTACAATTGCTAACTCGCTGTTGCGAAAGTGGCAGAACTTTGTAAACGAAAAAACGTTAAACAAGTTGGCGGAGTCGTTCCGCACCGCTAAGTCGGCGGAAGAGTTGCTGAAAGCAGTTCCGGCTCAGGATCGCAGTAAATTGTTGCGGCAATTGACTGAGGCGGAGATTAACTCTGCAATCTTGCTGGCTCCCGCTCAGATTGAACGTGCTAATCAAATGCGTGAACGCGAGAAAAACAGTAACGCCCTAGCGAGGTAGTCATGCTTCAAGGCGCACTCAAGTCTAAGACTGTTTGGTGGAATGTCCTGCTGGCCGTCCTTGGCGGCCTTGAACTGATGGGCGGTCATATGACCGTGCTGTGGGGGCAGGAAGTGGCTGCGGCGATCCTAATGGTCGGCGCTTTGGCAAACCTCGTACTGCGGGCTGTCACCACGCAGGCGCTTTCGGAGAAGTGACGTGGACTATCAGGCGGCTTTTAACATTGCGGTGGCAGTTGCAGCAGCGTTTGGTGGTTGGACCTTGCGCTCGATTACGACGAGCCTAGAGAACCTTCAGCGCGACCACAAAGAGATGATGCACCAATTCGTGCGCCGCGATGACTACAAGTCCGCCTTAGAGCGTATTGAGCAAATCCTGACCCGCATCTGGGACAAGTTGGACGAAAAGGCTGACAAGTGACCCCGCTGTTCCTAGCGAGGATAGCCCCTTATGCGATTATATCGGCACTCGTCATCATCTCCGGGTTTGCAGCAGGACAGTGGATTAAAGAGCAAGGACGCAAAGAACTTAGGCCGCAAATTGAACGACTGGAGGCCGCGCTGGCTGAGGAGCGGGCGGATCGAGCGCGCGCTGAACGTGCTTCAGGCTCGTATCAGTTGGAGATTGAGCGCCTTCGTAAACGTACTCTTGATCGTGCTGTTAATCGCCCTGTTGTCCGGCTGTGCAACAACGTCCCAGCCACGAGCGACGGGGATGCCGCCCTCAGAACTACTAGTTCCTCCGCCACCACCGGGAGCGATGAGCGAACTACTGGAACAAATCCTACGCCGGGGCCGGACATCGGAGCCGACCTCTACGCCCTAGCCGCCGCCTGTGACGCGGAAAACGCTAAACTGCGTGCCTTGCAGGGGTGGGTAAAAGACGGGGGTTAGCGTGGATTGGGCGTTCGTACCAAACTTTAAGGCTGACGAGTTCAACTGCTCGCACTGCGGTAAGAACGAGATGAAGCAGGAGTTTATGAACAAACTCCAAGCCCTGCGTTCTGCCTACGGTAAGCCGATGACGATTACGTCCGGCTACCGCTGCTCCAAGCATCCTATTGAGGCTAAGAAAGCCAAGCCCGGAGCACACGCCTCGGGCTGCGCCTGTGACATTGCTGTAGTAGGTGCCGACGCACATCGACTGTTGAAGTTAGCCTTTCAAATGGGCTTTACTGGCATCGGCGTTCAACAAAAAGGTAATGGCCGCTTTATACACTTGGATACTTTGGAGGGTGGTCTGCGGCCTAGTGTTTGGTCTTATTAGGAGGCGTATATGAGAACTGACGGCATACCTAAGCGCTTCCAACTAGCCGGTCACACCATCAATGTCAAAGTAATTTCGCCCTCCAAGTGGCGTCACGGCAAAAATTGTGTTGGAATGTGGCTTCCAGACAAATACGAGATACACATCGTAAGTTCTTGTAAAGGCACAAACCGGCAGCAAGTGTGGGCGCATGAGGCGATTCACGCGATGCTCGACATCGCTGGTCATCCAGACCTCTCGTGCGATGAGCAATTTGTAGATCGGATTGGACACTTGCTGCAACAGATGCTCACAACAATGGAGTAAGCAATGCAGTCCAAGGCATCCGATGATCAGATATTAAAGTCGCTACAGGAAGCAAACGGCATACGGGCAATAGTCGCTGCAAAGTTCAAAATGAACGAGCGGACTTTGCAGATGCGGCTAAAAAAGATGAAGGACAAGGGGTACGTTATCCCTGACTCCACCTACCAGCCCGGACGCCAAGTCGTAGACAAGGGCGATTACGAGTTCACCGCGCTGCCCGACGACGACGTTCCCATCGAGGAACTGATTGCCCAGCGCAAGCGCAAGTTCCAGCACAAGCGGGAACACGAAGAAGCCAGCAAACTCATTCCTATCAAAGTGAAGATGGACGGTGCTATCGGCATCCTGCACTTTGGTGACCCGCACGTAGACGACGACGGCTGCGACATTGAAGCCATCGAACGCCACACCGACCTTGTGAACCGCACCGAAGGGCTATTCGCGGCGAACGTGGGCGACACCACGAACAACTGGTGTGGCCGTCTTGCCCGCCTCTACGCCGACCAGACGACCTCCGCCGCTCAGGCTTGGAAAATAGCCGAGTGGTTTATCAACCGCTGCAACTGGCTGTACATGATTGGCGGTAACCACGACTTGTGGTCAGGCTCAGGCGATCCCCTGCGTTGGATAGCCAAGCAGCAGGATGCCCTTTATAAGTCCTCAGAAGCCCGCCTAGCGCTTCGATTCCCGAACGGCCTAGAGGTACGGGTCAATGCCCGCCACGACCACAGCGGCTCTAGTATTTGGAATCCGGCGCATGGGCCGATGAAGGCTGCGCTGATGGGAACCCGCGACCACCTATATGTGGCCGGTCACAAGCACGAGTCGGCGTATAGCGTTCTGAAGGATGCGATTAGCGGCATCACGATGCACGCCTGTAAGGTGGCGTCCTACAAGATTTACGACCGCTACGCCAAAGAGCGCGGCTTCAGGGACAACTGCCTGTCGCCCTGTGCGCTAACGACAATTAACCCTGCGCTACCGCCTGACCATCCAGACTTGGTGAAGGTGTGGTGGGACCCAGAGGAAGGGGCTAACTACCTGACATTCTTGCGGCGGCGCTGAATATCTCAGCCCGTTCGCGGTTTGCACGCAGGGTGCAGTACCGCTGGTGCAGGCGCTTGAGGAACGTGGAACGCCGTTGACCGGCAATCTCCTCGTCCAAAAGCGCCTTGACCTCAGCCTCGTCAAACCGATTCAGGTTTTGGTTCAATACGCGCCAGTTCTTCATGGCCGTATTGTAAATGAATTATTTAAGGCGCTGCAAGTAAAGCGCCTGTAGGGCGCATACGGTGTCGTCCGGGTCACGGGCTTCGTACCACTCGCCCCTTGGCTGGAAGAAGCCCTGAAAGCGTTTCTGCCCCTCTGACAGCCGCCCACCCTTGGCCTTGACCTCTATCCAGCAAATCCACGCCATACCGTCGTGCATTGGCTTGACGGCCAACAGGTCAGGGATGTCGTGCCCTGCCGAGGCGTAGTCGATGACCTCGAAGTTGGCCTTACGTAAGGCTTCTACGATGTCGGTGTGGTTGTTGTCTCGACGTTTGGCGTAGCGCATACGCCGATTATGCCGGTTTGCACCTAGCCTTCAACTTCGTCACGCCCGGCTCGCCCCACAACTCGCGCACCATTCCCCGAACGTGCGGGTCGCCGTATGCCTCCGTTGCATCGTCCAGCGAACGCAAAATGTCGCCCACGTAGTTCTTTAACCACGAGGTGCGCTCCGCACGCTGTGACCAATCCCCTACGCCGATCCGAGCAAGGTACGCATCGGCTAACCGCAGTTTGCCAAATGGCGTGTGCTTGACGCTTTCCCAATACCGCACGTTGGCCTGTGACGCCCACGATATGTCGGTGCTATTCGTGACTGGATTATTCATTGACCTTCAGCACGCATTGAATTTGATAGAGGCGCAACGCAGGAATCTTGTCTTCCTTGAACCAGCGCAGCACAGCCTGCCGGGTTACGCCCAACGCCCGAGCAATCTCGCTCTGGGAACCATAAATCTTCAGTAGTTGTTTCGGTGTCATAGATTGCACAGTAACAGGTGTTGACAGGATCGTCAACGGGAGTATACTGCACTTCGGGGATTGGCCCCGATGGAGAAAGACATGGAAGATGATTACCGCATCTTGGCCGAGCAGGAACGTGACCGACTCATGGAGTTGCACTGCCGCGCCGAACACGCCGCCTTCAACGTCATCGAAGGCTTAAACGAACTCAACCGCATCGAAGCCGAAGGCGCTTTCAAACTGCACCAAGCGTTTGCCGAGTGCATTGCTGCGATTGACGCCGCATCCGCCAAACTGAGGAACCCGCAATGAAGGTCTACGAGAAGATTGCCGCTGTCACCGCCGAACTATCCAAGATCGGCATCAGCAAAGACAGCAAGAACCAGTCGCAGGGCTACGCTTTCCGTGGCATCGACGCTGTGTACTGTGCGCTCTCGCCGCTGCTGTCAAAGCACGGTTTGTGCATCCTGCCCCGCGTGACTGACCGACAGGTTATCGAGCGCCAGAACCGCCAAGGCACTGCGCTGTTTTACGTCACGCTGACTGTGGAGTTTGATTTCGTAGCCGCCGAAGACGGCAGCAAGCACACGGTCATTACCGTAGGCGAGGCGATGGACTCGGGTGACAAGGCCAGCAACAAGGCTATGTCTGCGGCTTACAAGTACGCAGCCTTCCAAGCGTTCTGCATCCCGACCGAGGGCGACAACGACGCCGACTCACAGAC